CCTGAAGTAAAAAGCATTGTGGGTGAAGATGATGAAAAGGCGGCCGAACAAGGTTATAAACCATATGTACCTAGAAATGAATTTAATGAAGAACCCAACCCTAACTAAAAATATGAAGCATGTAAAATGGAGTCAAATTCCCCCTGTTAAAGGCCCTGAGCCTAGAGCCTTGATTCTTGCTGCAAAAAAGGATAAACCTATTAAATTGGAGAAAAAAAATGGCAGAGATCGATAAGTCTTTACCGAATGTTAAACAAACGGTAAATATCCCTTCGCAACAACAGCAACTGGAAATAGCCGCTGAGGCTCAAGCGTCTGGTCCCTCGCAGCCAGAGATTACACAAAATCAAGATGGTAGCGCGGATATTACTTTTGAACCCGGAGCAATGAATCAACCGGGCGGTCAAGATCATTACACAAACTTAGCAGAGCTTTTACCCGATCAAGTTTTAGATCGTTTAGGATCACAACTTTGGTCTAACTACGAAGAGTACAGACAGTCTAGAAGACAATGGGCAGATTCGTATACCAAAGGTTTAGACCTTTTAGGATTTCAATACAAAGACAGAACACAACCGTTTCAAGGCGCATCAGGCGCAACGCATCCGGTACTAGCAGAAGCCGTAACGCAGTTTCAAGCAGGAGCCTATAAAGAATTATTACCTGCAGGTGGACCGGTACGAGCACAGATTTTAGGAAAGATTACCAGACAGAAACAGGATCAAGCGACAAGGGTCAAGGATTTCATGAACTACCAGATTTGTAATGTCATGAAAGAATATGACTCTGAGTTTGATCAGATGTTATTTTACCTGCCCCTAGCAGGATCCACATTTAAAAAAGTTTATTATGACGATTTACTTGGACGAGCGGTTTCAAAGTTTGTTCAAGCCGATGACTTAGTGGTTCCGTATTCTGCTACCTCATTAGAGGATGCGGAAGCCATTTGTCATGTGATTAAAACTTCTGAGAATGATTTAAGAAAACAACAGGTCTCAGGATTCTATAAAGATATTAAACTCAATACTCCTTATAATGAAGAGTCAGAGTTAAAGAAAAAAGAACGTGAACTCGAAGGGATTCGTAAAACACAAAATGAAAAAGTGTTTACCTTAATCGAATGTCATGTTGATTTAGATTTAGAAGGCTTTGAAGATGTCGGGAAAGATGGTCAACCTACAGGAATTAAGATTCCTTATATTGTCACAGTTGAAAACTCGACAAGAAAAGTTTTAGCAATTAGAAGAAATTTTAAACTCGATGATCCATTGAAAAATAAGATTCAATACTTTGTGCATTTTCGATTTCTGCCAGGTCTTGGATTCTATGGTTTTGGATTAATTCATATGATCGGCGGTTTGAGTCGAACGGCAACGTCCGCTCTCCGTCAATTACTAGATGCAGGTACGCTCTCCAACTTACCTGCCGGGTTTAAACAGAGAGGCATTCGTGTACAAAACGATGCTGTCTCGTTACAGCCTGGAGAGTGGCGTGATGTCGACGCTCCAGGCGGTAATCTTAAGGATGCATTTATGCCGCTTCCTTATAAAGAACCGTCTCAAACCTTATTACAATTGATGACGATTGTCGTAGGTGCAGGTCAAAGATTTGCAGCTATTGCTGATATGCAAGTGGGTGATGGCAATCAACAAGCTGCTGTAGGAACTACGGTTGCCTTGTTAGAAAGAGGCTCAAGAGTGATGAGTGCTATTCACAAAAGACTCTATGCAGCTTTGAAACAAGAGTTTGCATTATTAGCAGATGTGTTAGCAACGTATTTACCACCGGTGTATCCTTATGATGTAATCGGCGATCAAAAAGAAATTAAACAAGCAGACTTTGATGACAAGATTGATATTATGCCGGTTGCTGATCCGAATATCTTTTCACAAACTCAACGAATTGCAACGGCACAAACAGAATTACAACTGGCATCTTCGAATCCTCAGATGCATAATTTATATGAAGCGTATCGTGACATGTACACAGCGATAGGGGTGAAGAACATTGATCAGATCTTACCACCGCCTCCACCGCCCGCTCCAAAAAATCCAGCGATCGAACATATCGATGCCATTGGAGGTAAACCTTTCCAAGCGTTTACGGGGCAAGATCATAGAGCTCACATTACGGCACACATTGCTTTTATGGCAACGAACATGGCCCGAAACAATCCGATGGTGATTGCGGCTTTAGAAAAGAATATCTTTGAACACATTTCAATGATGGCCCAAGAACAAGTTGAACTAGAATTTAGAGATGACATTCAAAAGGTTCAACAGATTCAACAAATGATGAATCAGAATCCACAAGCTCAACCTGATCCTCAAATTCAAGCTGAGGTTCAAAGTCTTCAATTAAAGATTGAAGCACGTAAAGCTCAATTGATTGCAGAGATGATGGAAGAGTTCTTAGTAGAAGAAAAGAAAATTACTTCTCAATTTGATAATGATCCTATTGCTAAACTGAGAGCGAGAGAACTCGATCTTAAAGCTCAAGACAATATGAGAAAAATGGAAGAAGATAAAAACAGAATTGCGCTTGATCGTATGAAGGCAATGATGAATCAAAATATACAAGAAGAGAAGATGGAACAAAACGAAGAGCTCGCTAACTTAAGAGCTGAAACTTCTTTAGAAAAACAAGCGATGTCTAATCGGGCAAAAATGCGTTCTGATGTTATGAAACGAAAGGACGTTAAAACGCTGAAAGGACCTCGTAGCTAATGCCTTTCCAATCTGAAAAACAAAGACGTTATATGCATGCCAATCTTCCCCACATTGCAAACAGGTGGGAAAAGAAATATGGCCTGGGTGGAATGGTTCCTGCTCATCAAGCTGGCATTTTGGGGTTGGCTGAAGGGGGAAAAATTATTGATGGGCAACCGCATCAATTATCTTACATTACTCCTAGCGAAGCTCAAACATTACAACATTTAGGTGGAAAAAAAGTAATGACACCTGAAGGAATACCAGCGTACCCACCACAAGGGCAAGCAGCACAACATGGAGGTACTGAAAGAAGTAGTACTCCTTCTACTGACAATAGTGCGGATAGAGGTGGAAAGGTGCATAGAGATACAGCACGAAAAATTACATCTAAAACTACAACTACACCTGATGATGGTCCTAAGCCGCATGAAGGAGATTGGGAACCAGGTTGGTTAAACAAAGATTTAAAAAAAGTTAACGCGATAATAAATGATCCTAATGCAAACAGACGAGACAAAGAAAACGCTTTAGTCTGGAAGGATCAATTTAATAAAAAAATTAGAGCAAGTGAAAAAGCTAGAAGTAGAAGTGCCAAAACTAGTGGAGTGTTGGGATTTCTAGGAAAAGGACTTTTCACTCTAGCCACTGCTGGAGCAGGAGCAGGAGTGTTTGGTAAAGATATAATGAAAGCAGCTCAACTTTATAATAAATTTAATCAAGGTAAAAAAATCTACAATACTATAAAAGAAGGAGAACTCGATCTGGGTTTTACAAAAGTAAATATATCTAATCTTAAAAACAAATTAACTTCTGATAATCAAAAATTACTATCATCTCTTCCTGACGACCATCCTGAAAAAAAAGAGTTATTAGCTAGGCTTAATATTAAAACTCCAGGGGATGATGGCAAAGATGGATCAAGTATTAAAATAGAAGACATTGAAACTGTTAATGAAACGAAAACTCAAATATCTAAAGATGAGGAATATTTGAAGATGCAACGGGCGGCTTATTTGCAATATTTAGAGCAACAAAAGAGAAGAAAAGCCTATTTGGACAATTATAACCAAATGTTTCTAGCAAATAAGGGTGGACTTGCTGGATTATTTAGAGTAAAAAATACCTAGGAGTACAAATTATGAGAAATGATTTTGGATCAAGACCTTACACACCACGTTTCCCTTATTCAAAGGGTAGCAAAAAACAAGGTTATGATGACAGACTTGACGAATCTCTAGGTGCTAGAGATGGCGCAGAGTCTACTAAGTCTCAAAGCTTTAAAGCTAGAAGAGATGAATCTAAAGGCATGGAAAAAGCTATGGGTAAAAGAGCTTATTCTGCTGTCGGAACGATGGATAAATAATGCCAGGCTCAGAACTTAAAGGAACAGGTAGAGCAGCAATTTATCCTAATGCTAGAAAAGCTTACAAAAAAGGTGGCCGTATCAAAGCAGCACATGGATACAACACTGGAAGAGAAAATCTTTTAGAAGAAGTTGGTAGAATTGATGCAGAAAAATCTAACCGTAATC